ATATAATACTATAATAATAAAAATAAGAATAAAAATATGTTAATATTTGATGAAAACAACGATGCTATAATGTTGGAAAGCATTACAGGACCAGTCCTGTCGCAATATATGTACGTCCTCGATTTGAATATCATGGATTTCACATTAGCACCACTCTTAGTATTTGAGGAAGTAATATGCCCCACAATTACGTTAATGGTACGTGGATTTGCATTTAAGGTGCCTGCCAATTGGAATATTTTAATATCTGATGAGGAAACTTATCAGTTGGATGTTGTGGAGATATCTGAACTCGCTGGTAAAGATTTCCGTGCATTAGTATATGGCATGGAAATGACATCTCCAGACTTAGAACCCATCCAAGTCATTGATTGGGATGCGAATTTTAACAATGTTGGTCCATCTCTAAACAAATTTCAAATGCTTTGTCATCCAATAGAACCCGGTGCGTGGATTAATGTCGCGCCCTCTGATGCGTATAATAAATACCTTAAAGAAAAACTTGTAGGTGACATAATATGAATAGTAGTGTAGAATTGAAAGAAGAAATAACATTTGATGAATTTAAAGCATGGATGAACGGCTTACTGCGCGGTACTGGTAAAAATTGCCCCGGTCCTGAAGATTGGCGTGCCATATATAAGATGATGGATAAGGTCGTGCCAGATAAAGAAGAAATTATAACACAACAACCAACATATGTACCGACATATACGCCCCCTGAAGATAAATGGTATAAATCACCAAAAATAACAGACTCCATCATACCACCTACATATGTGGGCGACCTAGTACCAAATCCTTGGGAAGTTACTTGCTCGCATTATGGTTATGAGTCTACACAAAACACTATTAGTATTTCTAGTGATACACCACTACAAACATCGTCAATAGCACCATCTTCTGAGGTATTTAAAAATGCGTGCGATAAAGTTGGTGTCGATTCTGTGAATCCATATATGCCGTACGAAGAAAGCGAAACCGTGAAAGGTTTTTTTGAAGATATTGAAACTGTTCGACAGGAAATGTATAAACTTACAGGTATAAAAGGTAAAGAATGATGGCAGCACCAATAAAGAAAAAGGGAAAGCGTAGATCTAAATTGACGCTCGCAGAATTCAAAGCATGGTTAGAAGGTGTTGAAGAATTACAACCAGAAAATTGGGCACCAAACCACGACCAGTGGGAATTAATTCGCAGTAGGATAAATGGTATAATTGAACCTGTTCCAGAGATTGTAAAGGAAGTTGTGCAACCACCAACGAATCCATTATTGTCTCGACCTGATGCACCAGTTCAACCTCCAGTAAATCCTGCATTCGCTGCGCCTCCAGCACCAAGTAGTATACCAGAAGGTCCTGTAGTAAAGACGCACGATGGAACTGCGTATGTACCATCGGCAGTAGAAGCACCACCACAAATGCCAACTACCGATGGAGGCAGATCCAAGACACCAAATATTGACACCACTGACGGAAGCTATGAATCTTCATTTGGGTAAAACACAATTAGAAGATAGAGTTCTTTGGTATGATGGCGATTCTACGGTATCAGAAGACACATTGTTGAATTTTATTAGAAATGGCATTTCAACAAAAGGTTTATTTGTGGAAGAATTTACACCAAGAATAAAACAATACAATCAAAATGTTAGTAGAGATGAAAAACTTACAATAAAAGAAAACATCAGACCGTTTAATTATGAATGGAACATACCACAAGAATATAAAGATATTGATATTAAATCGCATGTCATAGCCAAATTAATTAAATCTACAGATGGTTTGTCAGACTCCGAATTCGTGGAACGAACAGATAGATGTTTGGATGAACTGGAGTTATATAAAAGGCTTGGTTTAATGCCTGTTTTAGCAACATTAATTTATATCATAAATACATTGATAGAAAATAATGTAGTTTGGGGAGTAGGGCGCGGTAGCAGCGTTTCTTCCTATATTTTGTACCTTTTGGAAGTACATGATATTGATAGTTTCAAATATGGACTAAATATAGAAGAATTTCTACGAACCGAATAATAGGAGATATGTAATGGGAAAAAAAGTACGTAGTGCTAGAGGCGCGATAGTAGATTTCGATTTGATGAAAATCAAACAACAAATGGCGTCAGCACCAACACCACTTGAAGTTAAAACAAGACAAAATTTTATAGAAAATAGATTGAAGCGTCGTTTAAAGAAAGCTGACCTTCCCAAAGTTGAATCTACTGAAGTTGAAAGCACACCAGATATGCCAGAGCCAGCTGCAAGTGCAGATGAATCGCACATTGAAGATGTTGCCAAATTTGTAGAAGTTGATGATGCAGATAATAAGGAAGCACCTAAGAAAAAAGTGACAAAACAAAAAGCACGTTCTACCGTTAAAAAATAAAAGAAGAATATTATATGAAATTAATGCCACTTGGAAAGAAATTTACATTTAAATTTGCAGATAAAGTAGTCATCCGCACAGATCAAGATAAAAGGCGAACACAGTTTGAAGAAACCACAGAATTCGGTTTTACGATATCTAGCTATGATGAAGGTGCGAAAATGCCTCGCTGGGTTATCGTGGAAAATGTTGGTCCAGATATAGATCCATCATTTTTTGAACCAGGTTCTAAAGTGTTGATAGATGCTCTTAAATGGTCGGAAGCCATTGAATTTGATGGCGATACATTTTGGTATTCTGATCTAGAACAGGTATTGGCAGTAGAAGACTGAACTTAAAATGATAAATACTATTCTATCTTAGGAGATATTATGGTATTTATCACATTATTGGCATTTTCTGCCTTCTCAATAGCCGCAGTAGCAGGCTATTTTAGTATATATGGATTAGCTTCTATATTTTCTGGTTGGTTTTGGGAAATAATAGCAATGGGCGTATCCCTCGAATTGGGAAAATTGGTGGCAGCATCATACCTTTATCGTTATTGGGATACAATAACATCAAAAGCAAGAATATATCTTTTTTCGTCAATACTCGTATTAATGTCAATCACATCCGCAGGAATTTTTGGTTTTCTATCACAAGGATATCAACAAGATACGTTATCACTAAAACAACAAGAGCAGAGCATATCCTTATTGCAACACGAACAAGAAGAACTAATAAGATTTAAAAATGAAAATGTCGCTCGTAAAAAGCAAATTGATGACGATATAGCTTCACTACCCATCAACTATATTACTGCACGTCAAAGACTATTAAAATCTTTTGGACCAGAATTAAAAACAATAAAAGAAGATATAGCAAAGTATACTGCGGAAATAAACGAAAAGACATTAAAAATATCTAAAATAAAACATGAAAAGCTTGTCAATGAAGTACATATAGGACCCATTATATTCATAGCAAAGGCATTTGGTACACAAAACGATGAGGCTGTAAAATGGTTAATTTTTATGTTAATATTTGCTTTTGATCCGCTTGCTGTAATGTTAACTCTAGCTACCAACAACGTACTTTTAATAAGACAAAAGGAAATGGGCATAGAAGTTAAAAAGGTTACAAATGATGTACAACATAGTACAGAAAACATTATATTTTCTGACTTAGATAAAAACCCCGAAGAAGTTCAATTAGATATAAAAGAAGATGTTAATGAGTTAACTATTGGAGAATTGGAAAACATAATAAAAGGATTTGAAAAAAGAAAATTAACCACTAGTGAAAAAATGTACAGGGAAATATTTATTGACATATTGAGTAGAAAAAGTCAGCACAAAGCACAGAATAATAGTTGACAAAAAATGAAGTCTATAGTATTATTCACGGATAAATTGGAGAATAATAATAATGATAAACCCAAAACACAATTTATGGTGTGAGAAGTATCGTCCACAAAAACTTGATGACTACGTATTCCACGATGAATCCCAAAAGACAGCATTCTACCAAATGGTAGGCGATAAAACCATACCACACTTACTTTTGTCTGGTGTACAAGGCTCCGGAAAAGCACAACCACTACATAGTAAAGTTTTGACGCCTAATGGGTGGGAACTTATGGGCGATTTACATATAGGTGATATTATATGTACGCCCAATAATAACACCGCCACTATAGTCGATATATTTCCACAAGGAAAGAAGGAAATATATACTATTACGTTTCACGATGGATCTTCTACAGATAGCTGCTTGGATCATCTTTGGGAATGTTATTTCATAGATAATTATAATGATAGAGTTGCTAAAAAACACATTGTAGATACTAGAACCATAATTTCCTTTATGGATAAACAATCTTTACGATCTTCTGGAAAATTTAACATATCTATACCACTAATTAAACCCGTCGAATATCCTAGTGAAGAATATGATGTAGATCCGTACATAATGGGAGTTTTGTTGGGTGATGGATCTATGTGCTCACCTACACCCAAATTGACCTCTGCTGATAAAGATATCGTGCAGGAATGTCAAACTAGACTTTTAGATGGATATGTGATAAAAGCGATATCAAATACTAAAATAGAACATTATATAGTTAATGAAAAAAGAAAAATATTTGGTGGTAAGATTGGTGTTAGTGAAAATCACTACACCAAATACTTCAGGGAAAATAATTTGTATGGAGCCAGATCCCATGAAAAATTTATTCCAAAAGAATATATGATAGGTTCTGTGGCACAGCGTTGGGAATTGGTGCAAGGATTAATGGATACTGACGGCACAATAGGTAAGGCTGGCAGCAATGTTTCTTATACTACAACCAGTCACCAATTAGCAAAAAACCTACAAGAAATATTGTGGTCGTTGGGATGTACCTGCACCCTCACTTCGCGTATCCCAACATACATGTATAATGGTAAACAACTAGATGGTAAAATAGCATTTACCTTACATATTAATCATAATGATGGAACTGCACAATTTTTTAAATTGAATAGAAAAAGCGAATTGGGAACTAAAACCTTTGGTGAAAATCACAGTGAGGGAAATATTACATTACGCAGGCGCATAAAATCCATAGAATGTGTGGGGGTGGAAGATGCACAGTGCATACTTATAGATGATCCAAATCATCTATATATTACAAATGATTACATAGTAACGCATAATACAACCATAGCACAAATCCTCATAAACGAAATCGTAACAGATGCTGCTGACGTTCGTATCATAAATGCCAGTGATGAAAACTCCGTAGATGATATGCGCGATAAAATTAAACATTTCATTAGCACATTTCCCATGGGAGACTTTAAAGTGGTCTTGTTGGAAGAAGCAGATTATCTATCGTTAAATGCTCAAGCAGTCCTCAGAAAATATATGGAAAATGAAGCTTCTAGCGCCAGATTTATATTGACATGCAACTACGACAATAAGATTATACCAGCAATAAAATCTCGTTCACAACATTACAGATTTAAAGCAGCTGATAAAAATGGCATTGCAGAATTTGCCGCAAAGATACTAATATCCGAAAAGGTTGAATTTGATCTTGATAGGTTGGATAAGTATGTTGCTGTAGGGTATCCAGACATACGTAAAATCGTCAATCTGCTTCAGCAGAATTCACCATCAGGAAGTTTATTGAACCATGCTACAGAAATTGAAGCAGGCGATTATAAGTTTCAATTATTGGATTTAATAAGCTCTGATAAATGGCAAGAAGCGCGTACGTTGTTATGTGCAAATGTACCAGCAGAAGATTGGGAAAGCATATACCGATTTTTGTATGAAAATATTAACAAATCACCAAAATTTTCACAACAAGACAAGTATTATTCTGCAATATTAGTTATTGGTGAATTTCTATACAAGAATGGTATATGTGCAGACCCAGAAATTAATGCAGCCGCAATGTTAATATCATTGTCACAAATTTAAGGTTATAGATATGGCAAGACGCAAAAAACCCGAAAATGAAACAGATGCGCAGATGGAACAGCGATTATTATTGGAGCGCATATCTAATGCATCCAATCGTAGTGAGAAGACTGCGTGGAAACGCAAGTTCAACAATATGGAAAAGTTGTTAGATGAACTACGTCCGATTGAAGAAAAAATCATGACAATCATTTCAGAAGAAAAACAGCCACTCATTGACAAGATAGCTGAACTTCGTGGTATAATGGTTAATGGTTGTGTTCATCCATATGAACACCTTTGTGTCAAAGACGGTTATGTAGAATGTAAATTCTGCAATAAAAAATTAAAGGTTCCTGATGGCAGCTAAAAAGAAAGAATACAAAGTAGAATTGTTTCCATTGCTTAGGAATATAGCAACCAAGAATTCTGCCTACTTTGATTCCCTTACAGAAGATCAACGAAAGGAAATAAGCCCATATCTCATAATGCGATGGCTAACTGGTTGTAATGATGGTAGTATTAATTCTGCCAAGCAGATATATTTCATTAACGCTGTTGTCAATCCACTCGTTTTTCCATTAGGCAAACACAAAAAATTGTTATATGATTTAATGTCGGCATCGTGCACGGGCAAGGACTGTAGATGGAATTTTAATAAATCAAATCAAAAGAAAGGAGCTGGGTTCACAAAAACAACCGCAGTTATCAAGACAGTATTCGGTTACAGTACTAAAGAAGCTGTTGAATCGCTTCCATTATTAACAAATGCCACTATAGTAGAAATGGCTGAAGACCTTGGATACCAAAAAGACGAACTTGCTGCGTTGAAAAGAGAACTTAAGAAACGAGCGTGAGTGAAGATCTTAAATATCAATGTAAGTATTGCCGTCAGCAATTTAAACACGAATCGCGGTTCTTAAAACATTATTGTAAAGAAATGCAGCGCGATGAAGACTTTAAATCTTTGGAAGGACAAGCAGCGCATCTTTTTTACAAATCTTGGATGAAGAAAAAACACCATGCGGTAATAACAAATCCCGAAGCTTTTAAGAATTCCCATTACTTCAATTCGTTTTTAAAATTCGTCAATTTTATATTTAAAGTCCAAATACCAGACACTAAAAGCTACATAGAACTGATGGTCGAGAAGAATATAACTCCAAATCTTTGGACACAAGATGTCGTCTATGGTAAATATCTTGAATATATCACCAGAAAACTTCCCACTGAGCGTTTAATAGAAATTACTGTTAAGACGTTATATGATATTGTAGATATGGCGGAGGTTGATGTATCTGATGTTTTTGATGTAGTAGTACCAAATGACATTATTCAATTACTCCAACAGCGTCGGGTATCTCCGTGGATATTATTAAATAGTAAAAAGTTTATCGCATTTTTCTTAGAAACTACCACAAAAGAAGAGCGTGTTATATTGGAAAGCCTGATAAATCCAGATTATTGGAAGACAAGGTTTAAGTCCCACAAATCAGATCACAAACTGGCATTGGAGTGCGTCAAAGCCCTCAACATATAATTTAACCACCAATTTTTGCTTAATAAATATATGATAAATAGATATAATTAATAAAGCAAAGGTGCACAATGTCACAAACATTTTTTATCAAAAACACAGCTTTTGATGATAATTCCAACAATATACAGATTCGCGAGGATAATTCATTCATAATTGGACCGGGCGAATTAAATGGTCCTGGTGGTGTCAATAGGGAAAGCGACTTAGAATTATATGGCTTTGGTTCCATTAAATGGGGTGAAGGTGTAGACCAAAACCAATATAGGTTATTAGAAAGCCATGCGTGTTTAGCTAAAGAAACTGGAGACTTCCTCCCAGGTACAGATGTTGATGATGCAACATGGGTACATGGGAGTGGTAGTTATGTGGTTGGTGTATCACCATTACTTCCAAAAGATGAGCGGGATTTAGGACTTGGTAATGGAATAACAGCACCCCTAGTAGGACAACTTTGGTATAATCTTACTGACCAAAAAATGTACAATTATGATTTATCATATCAATTACCACCACCACCAAGTGGTAGTCCAGTATTTCCACCAGAAACTTTAGTGTGGAAAACTGTATATGCCGAAGCCACTAATTCTGTCAGTTTTCATGAATTGAGAACAGATCTACACTTAACTCCCCTACAAAATACTTTTTTGGATGGGTTAAATCTTCCATCTGTAACATCTTCTGAAGTTAATACTTTAGATGGGATTAATCTATTTTTGGGTGGCGGTACTGTTCAAGGACAACTAGATTTAATGGTAGAGAAAGCTGGTGATACCATGACTGGTAGTCTTATAATGCAATCTGACATTAGAATGGATATTGGTAATATTACTTTAGATGGTGGTAGTGAACTTTGGTTTGAATCCGGTCAACATAGAATAACTAATAATGATGGTGGGGGGAATTTTAATATTCGCGTGGGCAATGAATATAATGCTGGAACTCTATACACACAAACTGGTGGTGCGATTCATGTTTTGATGAATCACGAATCAACAAATCCAGAACTAAGTATTTTATTGGGTGATGGATTTGTTAATACTATTGGCCAGCCAGTTACATTTTCTGGACTATTTGATTTTACTAATGATGGCAATATATCAGTAAATGCCATAGTTCATCCAAACGATCAACATCTTATTACAAAATTATATGCAGACAATAGATATGTTAATGTAGCTGGTGATTTTATGACAGGAACATTAAATTTAAATACTAACGATGCATTAACATTTGAGAATGGCGATCACAGAATAACATATAATGACGGCGCAGGAAATTTTAACATCCGTGTAGGCAACGAATATGATGTTGGTTCTACATCAACAATATATACTGATAATGCAGGTGCTATTCACTTAGAAGCATCGCATCAAACAACAACACCCTCGTTTATAATTAGGGTAAGTGATGGTGTTCATGCCATTGGGAACGTAGTAAACTTTAGTGGAAATTTCACTTTTGGTAAAACTGGCAATTTAACATTATCGGGTACTGGTAGTGAAGTATTAGGTTTACCAGCTACACCTTCTGGAAATACCGCAGCTACATCTAAAGCGTATGTGGATACCAAAGCTCCCATCAACAGCCCAACATTAACCGGTGATCCAAGGTCGGTAACATTCGCTTCAACCGACAATAGTACACGTATAGCGACAACTGCTTTTGTTAAGTCAAATGTTTCTAGTGTAGGTGTTACGTATTTGGATAATGGTGGAAGTGGAAGCGTTACAATACCTTCTGGAATTACAAGGGCTACTATAACTATGGTTTCTGGGGGTGGCGGCGGCGCTTCCGGTGGTGATGGCGGAAACTGGATAGGTGATGATGGTGGAACAGGAGGTACTACAACTGTAATAGTCACAGGAAATGGAACATATAGTTTGCCCGGTGGTTCGGGCGGTCGTGGGAATGCCGGCACCGGGCAAACCTTGAGGGCTGTACCAATCGGTGGGTATGGTATTTCTTTTGGTGGAACAGCTGGCGGACCTGCGGCCAACACCGGCCTGCCTACACGGGGTGGGAACGGTGGTTCTACACCAAATGGCTATGGCGGCATAGGCAGTTCTGCATTTGGCACATGGGGTGGAGATGGACAAGTCGGTGGCGGCGGCGGCGGCGGTGTTGGTCAGGATGCTCTTCCTGGAGAAGGTGGAAACTCTGGAAGGAGTATGACTAGAACTTTTTCAGTATCTGCTGGCCAAGTAATAACGTATACGCTTGGTTCGGGTGGTGCACGCGGTACCAATCCATTCACCAGCGATAGATATGGTGGTTTGGGTGGAACCGGCCATATATCTATCGTCTGGGGTTAAACAATAGGAATTAATTAATGGCAACAAAATACACAATAAATTTTACTGATACTACCAAAGCATCTTTTGATGTGCAACCATTCTCTGGTAATGGACCAGTAAGTCCTTCAGATCCAACTATTATAAATTCTGCTGTATCTGCAAATACAACATTAAAACTTTATGGTAAATCATTTCAAGATTATGGTGAGGGAGTATTTCAAGATTTAGTTTATCTTATAGAAAATTTTGCCAATGGATCCCGTCCGGTGTTTTCAGTAGAAGGTCAGATATGGTATAACAATTCAACTACTGGTAGCCCCATATCACAAGAACAATTATTTATTAGAAATTCCACAGGCACTGGTGATGATTTGGTAAATGATTGGGATGCTATAATTATGGCAACTGGTTCGTCACCTATGACTGGTGAATTAGTATTATCTGGAAATCCAATAGGTGTATTGGGTGCAGTTCCTAAGCAATATGTTGATGCTCATATAAATGACTTATCGGCGCATATAACACCCGACCAAAATATTTTCTTGGATGGTTTAACCCTTACGGGTAGTCCATCGTTAACTGCCGTTGATGTTAATCAACTAATAGGAATAACATCTAATGTACAAACACAACTAAATGATAAAGTATCCCTTAGTGGTGATACTATGGCAGCAGCGGCAAATCTCACTTTTATGGGTGGTGAAATTCTGGGTCTGCCAACATCACCAACACAATCTTCTGCTGCTACCAGCGCAGCTTATGTAGACGCGCATATAACAGATACGTCTGTACACCTTTCTGCGGATCAAAATACATTCTTAGATGCATTAAATCTACCAACACTAACTGGTGCTGAAGTGAATGAACTAGTTGGTGTAACATCAAATGTGCAATCCCAATTGGATACAAAAATTGGAACTAGCGGTGCTATTATGGCATCAGGTGCAAACATTACCTTTGCAACAGCCGGCGAGGTTTTGGGATTACCAGCAACACCTTCACAGGCTGACGCAGCCACATCTAAGACATATGTTGATGCGCTGGTTATATCTGGTGCCGGTGGGGATGGTAAATTAACACAAACTAATTGGGTTAATGCTGGTCTGGGTTCACCTACCCCTAATATATTAGAAACAACTTTGCGGTTCACTATAACAAATCCAGATTTAACATTTTCTACAATTGATGCTGTTGGTATATCCAGAGTAGGTCATACGCATTTAGCAGCTGATGTAGCAATTGATAATACATTCAATGTATTACATGGCGGTACTGTACAGTCATCTATAGAATATTTGGATTCTGCAAAAGCGAATTTGTTAAATCCGACATTTACCAATGATGTAATAGTTACTGGAAATGTAACTTCAGCTCCACCCGTTCTATCTAATCAATTGGCAACTAAAGGATATGTAGATTCACTTTCTGGAACAATTTCAAGAAAATTTGAACAACTTGCGGCAACATTAACTGCCCCTGGATTATATTCTGTGCCATCACACACAATAGGAGACAATAGATTGTCTATTACTATCAATGGTATTAAACAATATGCACACACTAATGGAACTCAAACAGTAGCATATTATGATACAATTGTGAATTCATCAATAACAGCACTGGATCCAACAGATACCTATGATTTTGATATATCTATAGATGGTGGTGCTGCAACCACAATAACAATAATTGCTGGTGGTTCACCTGGTACGGTTGTTACTACACATTCAGATTTGGTCAATGCTATAAATGCACAGTTAATTGGTTCACCACCAACAAATGTTACTTTCGGATTTATAGATGGAATTGAAACTTTTACTGTATCATCATCTGGTGCTACAAGTACAGTAGCAATAACTGACCCCGCTACAGCAAATACATATTTGTTTGCTACAGACCCAACCCCATTAACCATAATTGCTGCCACATTTTTGAGTAATGATTTTGTTGCTGGTTCCCCCGCACCTATTCCAGATGACATAACTGTGGCCGGCGATCAAACTGCTAATTTCCCAGTTGGAAAAACATTCACCATCAATGGTTCCGTGGAACCAACTTATGGTTCCTATGATGGTGTATATAGTGTACATGCAAACGGAGCAGTTTTTGATTCTGTAAATACTATTATACCAGTAGCAAATCCATCAATACCAATAGTAAATACGCCATTGTTGCCATTGTATGATCCAACTGGTTCACCACCACCATCAGCACCAGTACCATCCCCCTTTGGCAATATATTGCAAACACCACTGGGAAATTTTAATCAATTAAACGTAGCAGTGGCTGGAATAGATGGTGATTATAAAGAAACTAATATTTTGTCTGGGGATTTGCTTCTGGGTGATACTACAGATTATATAGAATTTAATTATGATATACTTTCAGGAAGTAAAATTGAAAGTTTGTTATTATAAGGAGATATAAATGACCAGAGTAAAAGGATTTCAAGTAGATGTTGGCATAGAAGAGTTGAATAATGTTAACACTGCTGGTTCACCAACACCAATAAATGGTGATATATTAGTATTTAATTCGGGAACTGGGAGCTGGGAACATCAACAACCATCAACACCCGGTGGAGTCGCTACAAGTTATTCCATTGACATAACAACCGGCACAGGCTCTCCAGTAGGAATAACGGAAACTACTTTACCGCCGGGGTGGTCTACATCATATAATACTGTGGGTGATTTTGTCATAATACATGGTCTTGGGAGTACACAAATTGGATATGCATTATCTGTTGTCTGGAATGGTGGAAGTAGAATATTAAACCCAGCATCTATAGCAGCAGGATCTACAAATTTTAGAATAGAAGATGCAACAGGAACTCCAGTAGAAGGGAGAATTGTCGGGATGATGTTTAAATAAAAAGACATTTGACACAACGATTATTTTTGTATTAATATTATAAGTTCTTCTGGATCGATAGAGCACTTAGAACTTTTATAGATGTTATCATACCATGGCAGCATTTCCAAATTATTAATATTTCCAATAATATAAGGTGGTATGGAATTTTCAAAACCATATTTTATAGAAACCTTATGGTCTATATGATATGCATCATCTTTTCCCGCCCGACCTCTTTTATCAATATTTTCCAGCAAATGCAATGGTTGCTTGTATGTATATTTTATTACCTGCTTATAATACATCTGTGCATCCGATAGTAATTCATTTGGAATCCACTTACCTTCCTTTTCCATTTTTAAACGAATCTTATTTTTAATATCTTCATTTTGTATTGGATATTCAACGCCATAACGTTCAAGATTTGTTTGCTTCGTTTTTTCTTTAAATTCGTCTGATTGCATTGGATATTCAACGCCATAACGTTCAAGATTTGTTTGCTTCGTTTTTTCTTTAAATTCGTCTGATTGCATTAAATATTCAACGCCATAACGTTCAAGATTTGTTTGCTTCATTTGTGTAAATAACCAATCTACATTAGCTGTATATTCTGCGCCATAACGCTCGCGCATAGTATTTTTGAATTTATCTTGAATTTTTTTAGATTGTAATGGTATATCTACCCCATAATTAGATTGTAATGATAATCTATGACGTTCTTTCAATTCATCAGATTGCATTGCATATTCAACACCATATTTTTCTTGCATGGCTTTATTTCTATTTTTGTATATTTCCTTAGATTTTGATGGGTGCCTAACTCCATGGTTACGCTCTAATGAATCACAATATTTTTCTTTCAATTCATCAGATTGCATAGCATATTCTACCCCGTATCTTTTTTTCATTGTTGCTGTAAATTTATTTTTAAATTCTTTAGTTTTAGAAAAATGTTCAACACCATATTTTCCTAACATTGTTTCTTTTCTTTTCTTGCTACCATGTTCTGATTGCACAGCGCAGCAATTTCCATACCTTACCAAATTAGTTTTACTTCTTTTTTCTTTTGTAATATCAGATTTATCGCTACAAGATTTACAACAAAACTGAGCATATCCCTTTTTATAATTGATAAATTTTACATGATTTTTGGTGCAATGTTTACATAAAGGGATAGATTTGTTATGAATATATTGATATATTGATTCTAGTGGTGAATTGGCAGCACATTCTTTTAAAATGAATTCGTATAATGTCAAATTTTTTCTTTTCAAAATAGCAACATATTGTGAATTCCTACGAGAAATACAGTTTTCTATAAATTGAACTATTAATTTTTTTGTAGAAAATGTGTTAAATTGTGTGCTTTTAACTTGATTTATTTTATTTTTCATGATATATTATCTCGTAGTTATTTATCGTCAATGTAATAAAGTTCCAAAAAAAAACTCATGGATATAGATTTAGATTTTAAAACTAATTTTGACCCTTTAGATTATTTTAAGGAAGGAATACCTGCAATAATTGTCAAGGATGGAAAAATCCAAAAACACACTGCGGGTGTGTATCTACAATCCATCCCCATAGATCCCATAACCCAATTTGCGGCAATACCACACAAGGAAGCCGAAAAGCTTGGCTTTTTCAAAATAGATTTCTTGCATATCTCACTATTGAATGATTTTGAAACCAAGGCAGAGATTAGGGAATTGATAAAACATGAACCAGATTGGTCATTGCTACAACGACAAGATGTTGTGGAAAAGCTTTTTCAAATGGGAAAACACTACGATTTGATACTTAGAATGAATCCACAATCCTTGGAGGATATGGCAGATTGTGTAGCTATCATCCGTCCTGCTATGAGACACCTAATAAATTTGACATATTCTTATGACGAAAATAAAATGAGAATTCGTGAAGAGTTATTCAAAATACCAGACGATCCAAACAAATATTACTTTAAGCGTTCACATGCGTTTGCATATGCGGCAAATGTAGTTTTGCAATTACACCTCATTAAAGCAGGAATTATATAATAGTAATAAATACTATCATGAATATTATAAACGAAAAAGAAATAGAAACTGCTATTAGTTTGGGAAATACACAAAAATACGTATTGGCGAAATTAATTGCATCAGAAACCGAACAAATGGCATATGAGGCGGTTTCTCGTGGAAGAAATATAGTTGCAGCACGCGACCAACTCGCAGGTCAAAATCTAATGTTTTTTGATGATGAAAACCAATCAGCATCCATTACCGATGTTGGTACTGAAGTGCTAAAAAAAGAAGGATTGGTTGATGATATGGGACAATTGACTGAACAAGGAAACCAATTCGCATATGCGGAAAGCCCAGAAGATATTGAGGAAATTGGCGCACAAAATGCATCGCCAGAAATGCCACAACAAGCCACACCTGACATGAAACCATCTACACCAATGGGCGATGGTCAAGGTTCAGCAGGCATGGGTGCGTTGGATGTGGGTGGTGGCGAAGCTCCTATGGAATCGTGGTCTATGATTTCGGAAATGAATGACGCGTTAAACGAGAAAGAATTTCTAAAAAAGACTAACAAATCATAATTTTACAATATTCCTGTGAATTTCTATATTCTCAGGAATAGGTTTTTTCCTTCTGCGTTTGATACTTTTAACTTCATTCATCTCAAACTTTGGCAATGGACCTATCAGCCGTGTCACAAAACCAATAGCAAAAGACTTATATAGTGGCTTTACTTCTGTTGCCATCATTCTTCTGGAAAATTCAAAAGATATTGGATATTTGTCGCGGCTTTCTGCATACCATTCCGCAGCAACTTCTATAACAACTTCTTCGTTTATGCCTTCTGGATTGCACAAATCCAAAACATAGGCTTTTATCATCTTATCCGTAGTGTTATCTATTATACTTAAAAGGTGTTGATCACGATATTCAATTAATGTAATAAATGGGTAACCTTGATAATCCTTTGGGTGTTCTTCTATTATTAGTGGAAGTGGGTTTCCACGTATCCTTTTTTTTGTTGCCATTCCAAACCTCTGTATTTTCTTATATTTATAACATTAAAAAACACCCTTGGTTGATTCGAGTATAAATATAGATACATCGTGAGGAAATACAATGATTGATGAAAAATTCGGTTTCCAAGACTTCGTAGATGGTAAACATTTACTTGAAAAGAAGAAAGGGAAAAAATCAAAGAAAAAGAAGAAAGGTGGTGGCTTGTCAGATAGCTGGTTTACTGATGGAACACCATCAGGTTCATCCGGTGCTGGCATTCCAGTAGGTACAGGTGGTATGGGTGAAAGTTTAATTTCCGAATTATTCGCAGGTATAACACCAGCAGCATTTTCTGATAACATGAATTCTGTGAGTCAATATAGTAATAATGACAACGATCCAGAAGCAGGAATGTCCACATTACCACCAGAATCAAGAATCCCACCAGAAGATGGTGAAGAAGAAGCGGAAATGAATCTTGTCGATCAAGCTCGCCAATTATTTCAAACTATGGTACATAGACCGGATGCAAATCGTGCAACCATATTAAATGCTTTCCAAGAACTTGGAGTTACGGAATCAACAGCAGTTAGTTATTATACACGGTTTTTGGAAGAATTTGGTATGACCAGCGATGATGTTGGTCAAGAAATGCCCGGTGGTGCTGGTGGTGGCTTCGGCGATGACATCGAGGGACAAGAACAAACACCATATGGTGAACCAGAACCATTACCAGATGATTCTGAATTAGAAGAACCAAAAGATCCTAACCGTGCTGGTTTTGTTAGGCACGTAGATAATGCTCATTTGGTATATAAAAGACAAGACGATAATGGTACTTTTGAAGAATTGTGGGTTTACAACCTTCATGCTAATAGCACGGATGAACTTGAAATACGTAGAGATATATTGGCGGGAACGGATATACCACCACAGAAAACAAGATCCCCTGATGGTGTTCAGAAGTATGTGACTACATCGATGGGTAATGCACAAATGGTCCATATAACAGGTCTACCCAACTAATGGTAGATGTAAACGGCAATATGACTCCTTCTGGAAAAGAGGTTGAACTAGTATCAGCCGACGAATGGATGGATATGACAGTTTCTCAATTATTTGACCAACGAATAGTATTGAATAATAGATTGGCGATTATATTGGAATGTGGCAATCCAGCCATGATAAAACAAATACAGATTGGCATCAAACAATTAGATGCTGTGTTACAACATAAACAAACTATAAAACCAAAGAAAAATAAGAAAGAAAACGCACTTACGGGGCTAATATGACAATAGTAAAAGACGCATTAATGGAAGAAATAACAGAAAGAGCTGCTACAAGCCAAGAACTTTTTGATACAATTAAAAATTCTAAAACCAAAATAAAAGCAAAAACATATAAAAAAAGGTTAAAAGAAAACAATTTAATCCTTGCAGATTTACTCATTTCGCTTGACAAATTGGAAAATTCAGAATATAATGACCAGAATAATAAAAATGATGGTATAAATGATGTCCAACAAACTCAACAAAGTCAATGAACCCATTAGAATTCTACGCAATATAAACCAAAATTACATATCTGGGTCAATAATAGCGGGTGGATACTATCGTGATATCTACCATAAACGCCCATTTAATGATATTGATATCTTCGTTCACACCAACAATTCACATACAAAATACATTAGAAGCGATGCCTATACCACAGATTTTTGGGCAGAGGTATTTGATTTAAATTTAGACAGTTTCTGGTCTGGTGATACCATAGAAGAAATGGAGCCAGATGACACATACGATCAATTAAATGATATGGATATGGTGTTTGAATTAGTTAAATCTGAAGTTAAGTATAATATAGTCTTAGTTGACCTGCCACCCGTTGAATATGTAAATGATGTATTTGATTTTGGTATTTGTAAGGCATATTGTGATGGTCATAAGGTTACATTTACCAAAGACTTTATTTCTGATGCTGAAAACAAAACTTTGACATTTACAAACAAAAGCGTATCCGAAGATTCTTTTTGTTATTCAATGAATAATCATTTAAAAAAATTGATGACAAAATTTCCTAACCATCAAGTATATATTCCAGAAAAATATATGCAATATTTGCACCTTTTACCAAACGAAGTAAGAAATAAAATTAAAACATGTTAATAGCAATATCAGGATCGCAGGGATGCGGTAAAACCACAATTCTGCGCGAATTAAAAAATCGTGGTTATAACGTAACCGAAAGAAAAACTGCGCGGTCTATTTTGAATGATTGGGGAGTCTCCCTAGATGTAGTCAATCAAAACTTTGATTTGAAAAAAGCTTTTCAAGCGGAATTAGTAAAACGAAAATATGCAGACGAAATAGAATTATCACTATCAAGCGATTTATATTTTACCGAAAGATCTTTCGCTGATCTGTTTACTTATTCGTTGATTGCGTTTGGACAATACAATGAATTTGATGAATGGTTAGATCAATACTATGATGAATGTAGAGAACATACACAAAATTATGATCATATTTTTTACATACAGTCAAAATTTTCTAATAATATAGAACGTGATGGCGTTCGTAGTACTAACCAACATTACAGTAGAATGATAGACACTGTAATGTTTGACATAACAGAACAGATGGTTGAAGTTGATGGATCTGAAACTGGTTTATCTACAATATATTCTACAAATTTAGAAGATAGGATTGTAGAAATAGTTGAATATATTGATAGATTTAATTGAGGAAAGGTAAAATGTCTGAAGTATATTTTTCAGTTGCAGAAGAAGAAATGATAGAAAGCATTATAGAGATATATGGTGTGACCGAAGAACAAGCAAAGAATGCTGTTATTAGTAACAAAAAACAAAATGCATGGATGTATCAACAGCGTGGGAACTTAGAACTTGCTGAAGTTTTGTTGCGTGAGCTGGGTGAATGGAATGATACGTGGGAAGAAGAATTTAAACAGTTGCGTGCTGATGGAAAAGAATACAAAAAAATAATTTTACCTGGTGATGCAGAACATGATTCATTTGACTGAGGCTGCCATCGCTAGAATAACAGAAGTCACAGCATTACCATCATTAGGCATTCGCATAGAAGTTACATCCGGTGGTTGTGCTGGTTTTAAATATAAATTTACTGAAGTCATTGACGCATGTGCCGAAGATGATATAGTAATAGAAGCTGGTAGATATAATTTATTTATAGATCCTATATCAGCTAAAATGATTGATGGTGCCACGGTAGATTTTGAATCTACGATAATGGCACAACAATTTGTTATAAACATACCAAACTCAACCATGTGTGGTTGTGGTGAAAGTTTTTCATAAGAGGTTAATATGGAACCAAAAGATTTTTGTTACTGGCTACAGGGATTCACTGAACTATCTGGTTCCCACCAACCAACAATAGCACAATGGGAGATGATTTGTGAACACTTGCAGTTAGTGTTTACTAAAGTTACTTCCGAATTACATGAAGATGATATGAATTTATCAGAAGATCCATACGATCTTATGGAAACGATAATTAAACGTCTACGAGAAACATCACAAACTATTGAAGAATTACACAAAAAAGAACCTTCTAGTGAAACAGTATTTTGTACCCAATACGGTCCATTGTTGTATCCACAAAATAAAATTTGTGCTGATGTAGCATGTGTACCAACCACCAATAAAAAGAATGAAAAATTATGTTAATAGGATAAAGAGATGGATGATTTCTACGAAAAAAAACCAAAAGGTTATTTTAAATATGTTTTAGCGATAGATTCTGAAACCACTGGTTTCAATAAAGGTACCGGAAATATCTACGAAGGTCATCAAGCTGTTTCATGGGGAATAATAGTCGCTAACGCAGAAACGCTCGAAGAAGTTGAAAAGCTTTATGTTGAAATAAAGTGGAACGATGAATCCAAAGCAGTACGCGAAGCCGATCCTGAGTTTGGTGTTGTTGCTGAAGGTATACACGGTCTTACTTTTGAGTATTTAGAAGAAAATGGAATCACAGAAGTAGAAGCTGTCGTATTAATAGCAAACCTAATAATAAAATATTGGGGACCAACTGTAAGCATTCATGCACTTGGTCACAATGTTGCAAGCTTCGACGTTCCATTCATGAAAGATATGTTCACACGATATGGCGTCGATATTAAATTTAGTGGAAGAAACTTAGATTCAAGTACAGCTGGATACTTAGTAGTCCGCTCTTATACGTCAGATTCCCTATTTGAAACAATGGGTTATGATGCCAGAGGAAGCCACAATTCTCTTATTGATGCTGAAATGTCATTGGGTTCTATGCGGATGTTAATGCAGATCTGCGATGCTAGGATAAAAATAAACGCTAATGAATAATAACCCTTTACTTTTTAAATGGGTTATGATATAATGTCATTATCGTAAATAATTCAATTGGAGAAAAAGGTGGAAGTTAATTCAACAGTACATTCTATATTAGATGCAGCTGATAAAACAGCCAGAACTGCTACAAAACCACAAGGAAGAAAGCGTGGACGAAAAGGCGATAAAATTTCTATTGCTTTCAAGGAGTTACCAATTACTCCACTAGGTTCTGTAAAATTTGCCGATAGTAACAAAATACCATCAGAAGCGGTGGATTTTGAAGATTATTGTAAAGCCCATGGTGGAATTTCACAAAAAGTCATGCGACAGATAAAACGTCATGATTCTTATAGTGAATCTGGTAAAGCACACGTGCGCAAGGATAGAAATACAAAACGTATGATGATCTGGCGGGAGCACAATTAAATCGTTGACTTTACACACATTTTTATTGATAAATACAATCATATTTTAATGTAGGTAACAAATATGTCAAAGAAAGTAGTTTATCGCGCAGGTGTGATACCATATTTCGTTGAAAATGGTGAAATAAAGATGTTATTCATGAAACCATCAAAGGAAAAGTTTGGTGGTAATAAATTTCAGATAGCAAAAGGCAAGCAAGAAGAAGGTGAATCAGATGAAACGACAGCTTTTCGTGAAGCTGGAGAAGAACTTGGTTTGTTTTTGGGCAATGTAGTGCAGAAAAAAGATCTTGGTACTTTTTTAGGCCGAACCAGAATTTTCGTTGCGGAAATAAAGGATGTTGATATGTTTGGCGATCCTTGTTCTGAAACTGCCGAAATAAAATGGATGTCCCTTCCAGAATTTAAAGATTCTGGAAGGGACATCCATAAACCAATAATAAAAGCTGCAATACGTAGCATAAAAAAGACGCACAAGTTAGACTAAAAGATTGTTGTCATAAATACAGTAAAATTTGGAGTACTGTATGAAGTTAATTCAACAATTATTAGAAATGGCAAAAAGTAGTAGTAAGCGAAAAGCCCAAGCCAAGCGTCGCCGAAAGAAAAAGGCTGATAATCCATCTAAAACCAAAACACGCAATTTGGTTGCTAAAGATACATATGGTATGACAGGCGCAGGTACCCACAAATCGGCTCACAGTGATGCTAATACGAAACGTGGTCGCAGAAAAGAAGATAAAAGAGAAATAAAGAGTCAAATGGATTATTGATATGGAATTTTTTAAAGAAATTAATAACTTTGCGAATGATTGGACCCAACCAGAAATACCAATAACCCAAGTAACACCAATGCAACAAATTATGCAAGACGTTTTTTCTACAGGGGAAGAAAATCAAAAATCCGAAGAAATTCAAGATCCCAAGACCATTTCAGACTATCTTGGATTAGTAAGAGAGAAATAGGTTATAAAAAGTAATTGACATTGTAACCTTATTGTGATAAGATAGCCATATCAATAACACAATAGAGGTTAACAACATGTCAGAGCAAGACAAAGAAAACATTCTATTTGGCAAAAAATCATCCAGATGGTATCAGGTTGCAGCACTTCATGCTGTAGAAAAAGCACTAGAAGACAAAGTAGACAGAATTTTAATAGTACATCCAACGGGTGCTGGAAAAACTATTACGTCTGGATTGGTGTTTCATCCTTTTCCAATTCCGAAGAAGCGTATTTTGGAAATATGAAATAATGGATGGTGTGATGCTTACATTAATTGGATTTTTTATATTTGGTGTGGTAGCACACATCTACACTGTCCGATCTTTTAAATTTGTGCATATGGGGTTAAGTTTCTTAGAAGATGCATATGTAAAATTAGACAAAGAAGAAAATAAGCTTGCAGACCACGACAAAGTCATGTCGTTTTTAAAGAATGTTCAAATTAAAGGATTGACATCATTTCTTGCGCTTAGAGATCCTGCAATTTTAGCGACTTACGCTTGCATTTGCATTAACACTTTCATGATATCTTATCCATTCTTAGAGTTTCTTCACGCCACTGTTGTTGGATATATATTAATAATTATCATGATAATAGTAAATTCTAATGCGGCGATGTTAATTAAGGAGTTGTACAAAACCCGCAGACTTGTGGATGTTGCATGTACAAAATATGACAATCTTCTAATCGCATATGCTGACATGGCAGTGTCACAGTTTGCTGCTGTAAAATTCTTTGATAAATTTACAGAATCAATAGAATCAGTACTTAAAGAAATTGAAAATAAAAATAACAAAGATGAGGACAATAAAAATGACATCAATGAATAACGCCAAAATATTTTCTGGTAATGCTAATACTGAATTATCAAAATGCATAGCCAAACTATTAAAAATAAATCTCGGAAAGATAGACCTTGAGCAGTTTAGTGATGGCGAAATACGGTGTGAAATAAACGAAGCAGTTCGTGAAGATATCATCCATATTATCCAACCAACAGTACCACCAACAAATGATAATTTAATGGAACTGTTAATTATGGTAGATGCATTTAGACGATCCGCAACAAAAAAAATCATTGCCGTGGTTCCTTATTATGGATATGCACGCCAAGACAGACGACCGCAATATACACGAACCCCAATAACATCAAGGTTGGTTGCAGATATGCTGCAAATTGCAGGCGTTAATCAGATGATTGTGGTTGACTTACATTCAGAACAACAACAAGGATTCTTTTCTATACCAACCACAAATGTATCGGCAACACCCAATATAGTTTCTGATATTTACAGAAAGTATCAACGTGATATGTATAACTTAGTTGTTGTATCACCAGACACTGGTGGTGTTGCGCGTGCGCGTATGGTAGCTAAAAAATTAAATGATGCAGACCTTGCAATTATTGATAAACGTCGCCCCAAAGCTAACCAAGCACAAGTTATGAATATAATAGGCGATGTAGAAGGCAAGAATTGTGTCATTGTAGATGACATGATTGATACAGCAGGCACTTTGTGCAAAGCCGCCGACGCGCTAAAAGAAAATGGTGCACAGCGCGTTGATGCATATGCCACCCATGGAATTTTTTCTGGTAATGCATATGACAATATTGAAAATGGTGAATTGGATGAAGTAGTAGTTACAGATACCATCCCACTATCTACTACAAAAACTTGCGATAAGATACGCGTTATATCCGTCGCTGGGTTAATAGCAGAAACAATGCGTCGTATTAATGATGGTCAATCAGTAAGTGAAATTTATATATAGGTTGTTATGAAAAAATAATTAATGAAATATTATCTTCTAAATATTTAGTATATAAACAAAACCCTAATAAGTGCAATCCAAAGCATTTGTTTTTGGTAGATCATGGATTGGGTTAACATTGTAACCTAATTATGTTAAAATAAGTGTACTTTTAATCATTCAAGAAACTGGAGTCAATGTAAAAACTGAGCCGTGGACAATGCGCAAAGATGCTATCTTCGATCAGGAACAAGTAATGGTATTGCCAGAATCTTTTGGACGCACTTCTTCCGTAGCACCAGATTCATTGGCAGCGTAATTGGCCCATGATGATTATATCGTATTTTTAGAAACATCTAACTGTAATAGCAAGTACATGATTGCTATACAAAAGAACAAAATTAACATATTTTAACTAATAAATCTCCAAGTATAAATACACATATGCTTGGAGATTTATATGTACAACTTATTAGACAAACTAAATGAAAGTGCAGTAGAAAAGAATTCTACTGAAGCCTTAATCGAAAAAAATCTAACTTCGTTTTGCGAACATGAAGATATTGCTTATGAAGAATTGAATGAAGCAATCACTAATTGGATTGTGCGGAAAATGAACCAAATTCAGTCCGGTTCGCTACCACCAAAAGAATTGAAATCAACTACTTTAATATTTGGTGCATTGAACGCAGTCCAAAATGATGATATAGCCTCCGCATTTGATACTAAGAGTGATTTGGGTACGACACTAGCAAGTGTTTATGGAAATAACGAACAAGCAAGCCAGTTGGCACTAAATCGCCTAAAAATGATTGGCAATCACCCATCTGCGAAAACTTTCACCAAACAAGCAGCCGAAGCTGTCCAAGATCCCAATAAAATATCTGGGTTTGCTAAGGGATTACAAGTTCCAATAGAACGGGTTATGAACAAACTACTTTCTAAAGAAAAAGCCGCAACAAACAAAAATCCAAACCCCAATGGACCATTTCCTACTAGTGGTGCTGGAAAACCAACACCACAATCACATCCAGATGACACTGATATTAACAATTGGTTTACTTAATTGGTAATTAGGTAGTTTTTAAAGGTCATCTCCGCCGGTTTATCGGCTTTTACCCTATAATTTACAACACGATCTACTTTAATACCAGCATTTTTAAGGATTTTGTAAGTTTCACCTGGCGTCTTACAGTCGTACGTAATAATACTTAGTGAATCACCTTTGTCGTGGATGATAAATGAAGCACCTAAGCGGTCTAACAGCGACATAGCTTCCTTAGAATCTGCTTTAACCAATAATGGTGCCATCGAAAGCGCCATAAATCCCAAAATAATCACAATTGATGATATTTGTTTAATATATTTCATTATTTTTACTCTTTTTGCATTTTTGTAACCTAAAAGCTTGACTTTTAGGTTTACTTGTAGTATAATATCACATATTGAACAACAACACAAGACAAATTATCATGAAAAGCACATTTGTACTTACAAATAAAGTTGAAGACTTAAATGGCGACGGATATTTGACCGGTCGTGAAGAAAATTCCCCCACAATTCACCCAAATAACGTTCCAAACAATGCAATGATGCAAAAATTCTTTAGAAATTGTGAAGATTTGGGTTTGTGTTGTACCCCTGACTACGGATTTTAATGTAATGATTGAAATAGTAAACTTTGAAAGCAAATTGATGGAAAAAATTGAAGAAGATATCACCAATGCATTGTCAAATCGTTGCGGCATGTGGGTTTCCGAATCCTTTCTTCACATGGTAGCTTCTAAATCAACTACACCCAACGTAGTAACATTTGGGCACATCTTAAAAAGTATGATATCTAAAGGAAAAATAGAAAAAACTTTCCAGACTGCTACTGATAAATTTGACAGAACGGTTCATTTGCCACAATATCGGCTAATGGTGGATTTTGATGACGTTAGCTTATAAGAGTTTCATCACTTTTATACAGCTTTCTGACCTTTCTTTCTACTGTTACAATGGTGTCGTTGTGTTGACCCCCGTGGGGAACTAAAAGTACTTCTATCAGTTCAAAACCGTATTTTTTGCCTATTCCACCACTGTTCCACCCGCAGCCAACGACAATACCGTTGATTTTTGTTATTCTGCCAATCTCAAGCTTCATTTTAGACCAAAATGAAGCTTGAGTAGTCTCCATATTGACCGTCATGCCAAGTCTTGTGTAAACTTCAGATACCTGTCGTGGTGAATTTCCAGACCAAACCACTCTTCCCTTTCGCTTAACCAATACCGTTTTATTCGGCACAGAAACGCAATATACAAAATCATCAAAATCGTCAATGATCTTAATGTTGTCCTTTTTAACTTTAAAATCTTTGGCACCCAACATATGTATATTATATATGTCTTCGTATCCTTTCTTTTTCTTTGGAGTTACTGTTATACCATATCCACACTTAATGCAAATCTCAGATACATCACTCATCAGTCTTATAGAACCAGTATAATAAGAATTTGTCGTATAGTGATACATTTTCCCAGCTTGTTTGTTTAACTTTTCGTATCTGATATTAGTTCCATCGCCAATCATTAGATATTTCAACAATATTTCCAACTGTCGCTTAGACAATTTTTTAATATCAGGATCTATGTATTTTTCACGAGATTTTCCATATTTTTTTAAATATGTCCATAGTTGTTTGTCGTGTATTTTATAATCATTACCATCCCTATAATATTTGTACCCAAGCGCATCTAATACCATTTCAGATGTTTTTAAATTTTTAATCTTTTTCTGAGTCAATGATATTTGATAATCGTAGTTTTTACAACACCCCTCTGATATATATAGCCCAAGAAAACTTAGCCACGTATCCATTTTTATTTGTTTTGTTGGTTTATATTTTTCGCCATGTTTATTAGTTTTTAATAATTCAACAGCAGGCAGTGTAAAATATTCTTTTTCATATCCAATATAGTCGCACGCTTTTTTGAACCATGAATTTTTATCTACAACATCAATGGCGTCTTCAAAATTATAATTTGAATAATATGAATGTTTAGTCCACATTTTATGATTGGGCGTCACAAATAAGTTTACACTCTGCGAGTCAAACGCAATCATTTTACCTGAATATCTTTTTTTGATAATTTCATTTATCGCTTGATATTCGAGTTCATTTGTGGTGGTGTTTAGAGTGGCAACAACATCATTCTCATTGAGGTTATCAAAAAACTTCCAACCATCTTCCGTCAGTACTTCAGTTTCTTTGTCGTAACAATATGGGGGATCATACAAAACAGTATCAATATCTTCATCATCGAACATCTTTAAGAAATTTAAGGCGTCCATATGGTAATCTGTGGAATATTCAGTATCTAAATCATTTGTAATCATGGCAAACTTATTTTTATTTGCGAATGGATCTATGGATTTGCCGTGCGTGTATTTTCTTACAATGTCACCAATAGGAGATACTTCAAAAGTATTTTTATTGGGCATAGCCCATATACGTTTTATCTGCATTACATGAATTCCAATGGAACATCTTCTTCTATGGCATATTTCATGCCGTTGATGAAATCCCGTGCTCTTTCAGAATCATAATCACCACCATTGGATTCCCATAACGTTATAATTAAATCTAATTGTGGAATTATTTGTTTCATTTCTTCAACAGTCAATTCACCATCACAATCAGAATGATTTATCAATGGAAATATTGGAATGTTTTTGAGCTTATCATAAAAACTTCCATCGCCATACATTTCGTTAAGATTTCCCAATCCCAACGTTTCAATAAGCCTCGCCCTAAATCGCATAAAGCCGCTATAAGACCAATGTGCTTCGCCGTGCGAAAAATCAATACCCATCTATTCTCTCCGATTTCAATTTTAAAGTATGAGTGGTTATACCACCATAAGTTTTTGTAGTTACGTCTTTAAAATAACCATCACTATGTGCTATTATTAGTTTGTCGTGATTTTTGAATGAATTTATATCATATGCGTAGAAATCATTTCTGCCGTCAGTATTTTCCTTCAGTGAATATTTTATATGATCTTGTGGGACAGCTACACCATTTACTATTTTGTGTTGGCATCTAAATTCATCTACCAACATAAACAACCATCTGTTTATTTTTTCGCCACTCTGGAAACCATAGAACATCATATCGGCATAACCATCAATTAATATTTTTTCATATTCAGTTTTGTGACCAGCTTTATATTCATGTCTGATAGTAAAGTCATAGTAATAACCCATCTCTACATATTTTTGTTGACGATTTCTAAGGGCTATCATATATTCTACTTTTCCGTCAGTAAGTATTAAATCCGCCGCTTCTTTCATATCTTGCTCAGGTGTGGTTACATGGATACTCCAAATAGAAGGATCCAATCCTAGCGATTTAATAATTTTTTGTGAAACGTATGGAATATAACTATCCGATTTTATTCTTTGTCTTTCATAAACAATGTTATTCATAGTTGCTATTCTAACTCACATATGGTATAATGTCAATTTAAATAAAAATAATAAAAGGTTACAAATGCAAGAAACAGATAAAGTGCAAGAATTAATACATGGTGATTGTATTGAATTTTTATCGAAGACTCCAGATGAAATAGTGGATCTTATAGTTACAGATCCACCATACTTGATGGATTATAAAACATGCCGTAGAAATAATAAGGCAGATAAGTATGATGCCGATCAAAGTATTCGTGACCACAAATTTACTACGGTTATAAATGGTGATAACGATCCAGATTTAATATCTAAGTATATTAAAGAATGCTATCGTATTTTAAAACCAGATGCTGCGATGTACATGTTTTGTAATTCAAATAAAATAGGTTATTTTATAAACGAAATAGAAGACGCTGGATTTGCAATACGAAACATCATTGTTTGGGAAAAGAACAACCATACCGCGGGAGATTTAAAACACGCATTTGGCAAACGCCATGAATTTATTATTTTGGCAAACAAGGGCGATTCTGTGATACGTGGGAAGCGCATAGATGACATATGGGCGTTTCCGAAAGTAGTTGGTAAGGGACAACTACACCAAAATCAAAAACCATTAAAGTTGATAGAACAATGCATAGAAAAACATTCAGACGTTGGGGATCTGGTTTTCGACGGCTTCTGCGGATCGGGAACTACTGCATTAGCCGCAAGAAACCTCGGAAGAGATTTCGTCGGGGTGGAATTAGATCCTGAATACTATAAAGTAGCTGTTGAAAGATTGGCATCCACGGAAGCAGATTTATTAGACTTCTGAAGAACTTCTAATATTTCTTCTTCGGTTTCGGCAGTAATCGTAATATCATCATCTTCATCATTGATATTAATGTCTTCGTATTCTTTCATGATTTTGTTCATCTGTCAATTTATTAAAATGTTACAGCACTGGATTTTATAATTTTTTCTTGACCACAAGTAGGACAAATGTGTCTGTATTGCTGACCATATGGTATATGTAGTAACCATGGTGGTTCGTGTTCAGGATCCATGCATGTTTTTTGCTTTTCTTCTATGGGTTCAAAACCACCTTTTTTAATTCCTTTAAGTAAGTCATCCAATGTTGGCATGACTTCGCCAAGAATTTTTTCTGTTGCTGCTGGTTTTATCCATTTACCATCGCGTTCAAATATTCCTTGTGCACGCATCGCACACGGGCACAATGGTTCACCATTTTGTGGACCAATACAATTGCAAGCACTACTATCTATTGACATATTATTCACCATTCAATTTTTTCTTTTATATATTTAATTATCTTCTACCAAAGTTAAATATTCTTCGCGTATTAATGTTTGTCTGATAATATAATGGCCATATGGTGTAACATGTTCAATAATACCCGTAGTGCCATTCATATATCTAAGACCAATTATATCTGATGTGATTAAAACCTTATCACCTTTAGAAAATTTATGTTCTGTTACATTTTTTAGTGGTGGTGCCACCAACGCTTGTGCTGATGGGTATGTATGTCCTTCAACACATATATCATTTCCATTTGGTCGTCTTTCCCTTGCTTTACCACGTGCACCACATTGTGGACAATACCCATACGAATCAATTTCATTCATCACAATTTCTCCTCAATTTCATTCATCACAATTTCTCCTTTTATGGCAATTGTAGCAATTGTGTATGGTAATGTTGGCACTTATCCATAATGCTAACACAGCCAACACAGACCACATATCTATAACTTGCATACTAATAAACATTTGATATAATTTGACACCAACGACTAACAAAAGTAGATTGGCAATCAATACCATAAACTATTTATCAAGAAACATCTATCTCTTCCTTGCCCTGATATCTCAATATATAGTTCCACACTGCAAGATCTCCCATACTATCAACATCTTTACAACCTATTGATTTGGCATAGTCTCTAAAGTAACTTAAATTTAATGGACGTTCATTCATAATGAATTGATTAATTCTTCTTTACTATCAAACATGTCACTTTCATCAACAAAAATTTCTGGATTCGAACTTGTATCTGCGGCAAAAAATCCATCAACTAAACTATAACTCACAACAACACATGTTTTCATTAAATCCATTCTTTGGATAATAGAATAAACTAGGTATTCTTTAGGTACATTATAATGCATAATCCAAACTTTATCATATACTTTTCGCGTCATTTTAATATGTCCTTTATTGGTACTTTAAAATATTTAACCATGATATATAATATCAACAAAACACCACCCACCAAAATCCACAAACCAATAGATGTCATCAACCAATATACAATCTTGAAGGCTACGAATAGACCAAATAGTCCACCCACCAACCAAATTTCAATTTTATGTTTTTTATAAAAGTTTGTCAAGTTTTTCATTTAACATTTTCAGAGTTACTTCTTCGATAGGTTTACCGAGTGGATTTTTTGATAATTCGCGTCTTCGGTTGCATATTACTTCATCTGCCGAATCCCAACTACCATCTATAATAGCATTTAAATAATCGTTGTCCAATTCATATTGTGCAATCTGATCTAAGCATTTGATTAACGCATAACGAACTTCATAGTCTCCTTGTGTGTCGCCAAGTCTATTCAGCACTCCCCTTGCAGTTTGGAAAACATCATCGCTTTCAGTAATAAATCCATTGGCAAGATTCCTCTGCCACTGCTCAGATTTGCTTATATCCAAATTCTTATTATGCGCCCATTTGCCATTAACATCCCACATCCCATATGGAACTTTGATTTCATTAGTCATTCTTCTTGGGATACACCGCGTTATTTTCGTAAAGTGCTTCATGATGGATATTATGATTGCTATACATTTCTGCCTGAACTCTGGAGTCGCCATAACAAATTTTGTATTTTTTTATATTTTTTATATTCATTTTTTCACCTAATGATTGTCGTTCTAATTCATCGAAGAAATCATTTGCTCATGATTCATCTTCGGCAAAAAATTTATCCATAACTTTTTAAATTTTTTATATCAATCCTTTTGAATATGTGATATTTCATCATCAACATTCATATTTTCTTTTTCTGCGCGTTCCCTTTGTAATTGATCAACGACAGCCCGGATAGATATAATTGAATTCCCCAATTTATCAAATTCCTTTTCTTGCACACGCATAAAATATATAGAACATGCTAGTGGTACACAAACTATTATGAATAAAATCCACAAAAATTTATTATTTTTAAACATTTACAACCTCCATTAATATACTACATGGTAACACATTAAAAATGAAAAAGCAACTTGACTTATACTATTCTTTATAGTATTATATAGGATGAAAATATTTAAATATATATTAAATTCTGACACCGATGAAAATCAACCTATTTCAATACCAGTTGAACATGGGATTGTGGATGTACAAACCCAAGACAATAAGATTACATTTTGGGAAATGGTTGAAGAAGTAAGTGGGTATCAGACATTTAAATTTGGAGTTTTTGGTACAGGTCACATAATACCAAATGATTACGAATATATCGGTACTACGCAGCAATATGGTGGTATGTATGTTTGGCACATTTTTAAATATATAGGCCAATGATGTATACAGAAAAGGCTATAATGGCGCTCCAGCACGATATACGACAGCTTAAGAAAGGTATTGATTCCGTCAATGCACTTATCATTGAAAAAGAAAAAATGATAGAAAACCTTAAGGAACAAGCTAAGACTATCAAGAAAGATTAAATATCAAGATCTAGTGGACGGGAACCGAGGTTATTTTTAGTGATGTTGCTTCCCACAACACTTCCCACTATATCAATACCATATTTGGCATAATAAGCAATTCTTGCGTCTTTGGCATCTTCGTCGGTTTTAAAATGCCCCAACATTTTATTGGTGGTGGGATCATGGCAACCACTACGAACTACAAGATCTTGGTGAAGATAATAATCTGTATCACCAACAACACCAACAAACCAAAATAAGATTTTATTGTTGGTGCCTATAAGATTATCAGGATCGCACAATTCTCTAAACACGTCCATTATATTTCTCACTTTTTTCTTTTAGTTGTTGAAATGTATCATCCAATATTCTCTTAATGTGTGGTCGTTTGCCGTTCTTTACATTAAATCTATTCATGGCGGTTTCTTTTATATTTTCAACAACCCAATCAGAAGTAATACCCATTAATTGTATTAATTCATCTGCTTCTATTTGCTCTGGTGTTTTAGTCATCTTTCCATTTTTTCCCAAAGATAATATTGGTATGTTTTTGATGCTTCCCACATCGTTCGCAGTCACGTGTACACTTATTATCTGTGTAGGTTTCAACCCATACATGCCCGATAAAGAAACAAATTATCTTATCGTTTATCTTCATTTGTAAAGTATCCGTGCATAAATGCCATCCACATAACTTCGCCTATCTTATCACCAAATTCATCGCGCATGAATTTCATATAATTTTCACCAAAGATTTCATGGAAACGTTCTTTCAATGCACATTCACCATTATCCCTGCGTTCATATTCTTGATTTTCTAATTCTTCTTTAAAAAATCGCTCTACAAGTTTTATGACACGGGTGCTGGTTGAAAATTCATCATAACCAGCATCACCGTTCATGATTATTTTTTCAACTTCATTTAATAGGTTTTCGTAGTTACTCATTTAATTTGCTAATTTCTTCACAATTGATTTTATTTTCTTTTCTCAAATGCCGACAAACTGCTTTATAAATTTGTTCTGCGTGGTGTTTATCTGATATTGGGTTATCAGCATCAACCATAAATTGTGCGTGCAGCTTAATGCTATCTATGACAGGTGAACTTGGATGTATGTCATTTGCTTCTCTGTTCTGAAATGAATCTTTGTCGAATGTGATCATTACATTTTTATTGTCCCCACAACCACCAACAATCGTGCTTATCGGAATTGGTATATCCATTAGTTAGCATTTGCCATATAATATACAGCCTGGTTTTTATATCTCTCATATCAATCCTCGCTCGTAAGCGCTCTCCCCTGGTGATTCATGTCTTTATTGTCTTCATCCATCTCACGCCACCTTTGAATGGCGCTTACGTTTATCTTGTTGTTTTTTATGAACTGGTTCTACACATTTTTCCTTAATTGGTTGCGTTGTACTGCATCCAAAAAGAAAGACAATTATGAAGCTATATTGCCATATATGGAAACTCAGATTCATAATTAACCTCTTCTTTTTCCGTGATGCAACATTCTTAAAACTGCATAATCTGACCAAACTTTAAATATTTCTTTAAATGTAGTTCTATTATTCTTATTGGCAAGCGCTGCAATATTCAGTGCCACCCACATAAATGGAATAAATAAAAATCTTAGAAACGTTGGCCCGCTACTAAACGCCAATAAAGCAACCATGCGAACGACAGAGAAATATTGCTTAAGTTTTTCCATTACTTGAGTATCCTTGGGAAATTAAATTCAGCCCACACCAAAGGTTGATCTTCTTCAAGGTATTCATTTCCCCAAGGTTCGTGCCATTCCCTCCCACACCAATACGCAGAAGTAACTTTCCCACCACGTTCTTGTACAAGATAAAAGGCATCACCATTCTCAGGTTCTTCTTCCGACATCAATTTCCAATCAATCATGTTTCAAACCACATCTCAGGTTCTTGGACAACTATTTTGGCACCATGTAGGTTTTCAAAATAGCCCATCCAAAAAGGATTTATTGTTCGTTCTTCGCCATCGTCCATTATCAACTTAAGGTCATGTGCATCTTCATCATAACCCTTATTGCCATACTTCTTCCAGTGCGCTTGGATTCTGTCTAAATTTTCTTTAGCTTTATCCATGTCTTCATTAACAATACCCAATGGCTCTTCTTCAATTCTTTCAGAATTAAAACTATCACCAGTTGTATAATCAATCATTATTTCGAAGTACATCACAATATCAACTCTCTTGTTCCAGCTATGATTCCTTGACCCCATCAGCCGCATTGCTATTAGTGAAGACAATCCTATCACCGTCCTTTACACTTTCCACCATTGATACAGTTCTTCCAGTCCCACGTGCAGACTGACGATAAACCACTATCATGGCTTTTATTGCGCTACCGATTCCAAATAAGTCCATAATTTATCCCAATTATTATGATAATTCAATGTTAATTTCATGTTCAGAATCACCAGCATATCGCTGAAATGCATGAGTTATCTTTTCAACACAATATTCAACATTATTAATCTCTACAAATTCATTTGTTCGCGGCAATATAATTTCATTGCCCTCATTGCCCATACGCCTATATGATAAAACTACTTCAATATCATACATGTAATTTACAGTAATCATAATATATTCTCATATGCATCGTTTAATTCTTCATCTGTCATATCAAATATATCCTTTTTTGGTGGTTGAATCTTATAATGTTTCTTATAATGTGTGACAGGACTGTCCCAATCCCCATGCCTCATCCAACACGGTCCATCTTCATAAAGACCATAATAAAATAATGTCTTTACTATTCTATCACCATCATCGTCATATGTAAAGGCATCATACCATTTACTTTTTGTGGGCAATCCATCCTTTTCAATATTAATCCAATCATTAGTTTCATCATCCACTATTTTATCATCTAATGATTTGCCACCACGCATGTTCCATGCATCAACAGCATTTTGTAATGGTTTGGGCTTTGTTATTTGTAACCCACAACCATAACAATTGACAGTATCTGTGGCACCACCTATATCCAGTGACCCACACATTGGGCATTCTGCTAGATGACCAGCATCTGTTCTTCTACGTACTGTCATGATAGCCTGTGTGGTGTTTGTATGGCAGCCAATGTTCCAGTAGGTGTTTCTGAATGTCTAACATAATCGACATCAACCTGCATCATAAAATCACCATACACTTTATCTGGTGTCGGACTAAATGTAACCTTATTGACAGTAGGCGACACAATGGTAATCACAGACTTCTCTGATACTTCAAAGAAATTCGTATGTTCTGGAAGATAAAAATTGTTGTTAGTATCGCGAAAATTCCATTTAATCCATTCTTCGTGTGTTGAACCAAAGTATCCTTCAAAATCTTCCAATGCAGGTTCCGCACTGTTATCTACAATGACAAGGAACTTATCTCTAAACCTTGTCGTTACACGAATATTACGAATATCAGTCACATAAGATTCCGTCTGTGCAGGTGCTGGTAGTAGACCAACAGGCAATGCAGATAATCCAAACAGCTTTAAAAAGTTTCTACGGTTCATAATGATCCTCTTATATTGAATCTGGATGATATAATAGACCACAACCAGAACACCAGACATGTTCTACCTGTTCATCGTCTTGTTGTTCCATCTTTGATGCTTCTGCTTGTCGTTCACCAACCCAATGTCCATATTCATGGTATCGTCTTAATAGCGCTACCCTGGGTTTACCACAATGCAGGCACCATGACACACGTTCATCAATAACTGTTTTAAGTAGCTTACTCATCTTTGATTTCCCCACTAAATCCCAAGGTCAATATAATAGCACAAGTTCCCACTAACGGGGGGGGCTATCATAATTGGTCCAATAGATAATAATACTGCGGCAATCGCAGATGATATCCACATGACACAAATTATAATTAAAAAGTGTATTGATTTCATTTCTTCACATCCCTAAGTGTATCTAGAACATCATTAACAGCAATCATACTACCACTACCACCATCATATGTTTCAGATAGAACCGCAGCAATACATTCATCCACTACCATTTCAATTGTTTTTTTGGCAATACTGGTTTCAGACATATTACCAACTAATATTGCACTTTCAAAAGAATGATAGTTTTTATCAACTATCTTTTCAACCAATCCAATTTTTGGTTTATTGTCCTCTATCATATATGATATAACAAATTCTAAAAACTGTTTATGAATATCTTCACCAGATTTTAAAGGGGTATTGATAAATCTTTCTTCATCACGAAGCGATAATACTTCTACTACATCTACCAATTGATTAAGATCACTATAAGGATTATAATCATCTACCAGACAAATAAATTTACCACTTAAATAATATTCATGAACATCAAATGGATAGGGTTCATTGTAACAACTTTTATAGCCCATTACCGTTGCACAGTATTTGTTAAATTCTTTTTTGTTCATACTAAACGATACCCCTATAGCGACACGAAGGACATGCTACATTCAATTGTGGTGGATATAATGCTTTAACCCAACCCATTGGATCAACATAAACACGTCCATTAAGAATCTTTTCCCAATTGACAGTAATGGTACGTGGACCATAGACTTCAATCTTTTTGGATTTTATATATTCATCAATTACAATGGCGACTTCATCTGCATTTAATCCAATGGATACACCATGACCATATTCAGTCGTCCCGTTATCGTATTTTACTTTCATATGCCTTATCTGCGCGTTCCCATGCCCATACCTGTGCGGGAGGGATACCTTGTTGTTTACAATAATCCATCATTCAGAACCATTTGTGTTCTAATGTACTCATTCTAAATCCAGTTCCCGTGAGCCTGTTATTAATCCCTTGTCGTACCCTGCTGGTACTCTAAAGTCTGACCATACCGTATCTGTAATGGTTGTTCCTGTTAATGCCAACCGTTTATTCCAATGTGGGAAATCAAGACCATGATAATTGTAGTAATTGAGTAATTTACGATAGGCATCTTCTTCAGTGTCATATAATAAATCATATGGGTCTGTTGTTTTGGCAACTAATATTGGTAATTTTTTACTTATATCAATATATGCCGTTTCCGAAACAAGATAAAAATATTCATTATCATTTTGATCGGGATTGGCAGATTCTACATACCATCTATCGTCGCTTTCTTGAAAAGGTTTATTGAATTCTATTGGTGAACCTGTCATATTATCTCCAGTTGCAGGATAAACCATCTGCCTCAACACCGTCAAAGACGGCACATCGGGTACCATCTTCTAACGTGACTTCAACTATACTCCCACCTTGGACACTGTTCAGGGACGGTGGGGGCATTGGACCACATGCGGTAAGTGGAATAAAAAGGATTGGGATAATAAAAAATTTTTTCATAATTTTAACTTTGGAAACTTTGGAAACTTTGGAAGAACTGTAACACAAAAAACGCTTTGCGTCAATAAAAATTTTTTTCATAATTTTTTCTTCAGATGTTTCCATGTTTTTCTATGTTTGACGTAGTAAATAGTTTGTGGTGATGTATTGAATTTTTTGGCAAGATATGTTAAAGAACCATGATAGTGATTAAAGTTTATGATTTCTTGTGCCTGTTCTTCCGTTAATAATGCGTGTGAATTATCTTCACCACACACATTTTCACCACCTTCCCCCTACCTTTAGAAACCATGTCTTTCATGTTATCATCGTGTGTTCCCAAAAACAAATGATCTGGATTTACACATGCGGGGGTATCACACTTATGACAAACAAACATATCTTTGGGATGTGTTCCACTCGCCAACTCATAAGAAAGTCTGTGTGCAGCATATTGTTTTCCTGCATAACTCATATGACCGTACCCCTTCGGACCTTTATGCTTATCCCACAACCAACAACCAGTATCTTCATTTACGACAAAACTACTATTAAATTTTTCCAATAATTTAATGTCATCTACGGGGTTGGTTGTTGTCTTTTTATTTTCGATTTTGTTTTCGCACATTTCGCACATGTGGATTTGTTTGCTTTAGTAAATTTATTGGGGTTTGTTTCACCACAACCGCACAGATATGGTTTTGCCATATTATTCTCTTAAAAAATGATTTCACTTATTAAAAAATTTCCCAGAAAAAATAAAAATCCAAAAGAAATTGCTTAGACACCCCCCCTAGCACACCAAAAAAATTATTTAAAGGGGGCATTTTAAAAAATGGGTATTGGTAATGTATTGTAGCA